CGATGTCAAAAACCGCAAAGAAACAAATTGATATGCTTTTAAATAGGTTTTTGAAAAGCGGTAAAAAGTCTTGTTCACTTATAATCAACGAACACGGAGACGAAGACGATGACGATTATGAAATCAACGAATACGATGACAATGATAAAATCTACGGAGACGATGACGAAATCGATGAAGACGATGACGAAATCGATGAAGATGATGATTTCGATGACTTACCTTTTTAATTTGTAAATTTTTTGTAAATTTACATACAATATTATTTAAATATTGTATAATATACATGGCAAGAGGGCGGACAAGGTCAGCGCCGGAAGCGCGTCCACGCTGTTGACCGCAGCGCAACCCCTCTTGTCGCTTATTATAAGGAGGATTAAAATGCCACTGTATCAGTATTCAATGACAACAGAAGCAGAAAAAAACGCAAGCGAACATTTCAAAGTCAAAGAGTTTGCTTGCCATGACGGCTCTGATTATGTGCCGATTGACAAAGGCCTACTAATTAAGCTTGAAGCTCTCAGGGCAAAGCTCGGCCACCTGCCTATACATATAAACTCCGGCTATCGTTCAACCGAATACAATAATAAAATAGGCGGAGCTAAAAACTCTTACCATACTTGCGGTAAAGCTGTGGATATTTATGTTGTAGGCAAAACTCCCGCACAAATTGCACATGCCGCACAGCCGCTATGGTTTGGCGGTATTGGCTTGTATGATGATTTTGTTCACCTTGACACACGAGGCGATATGTTTTACTGGAAAGGTCATGAAGTTAAAGAAACTTTAACTTTCGGAAATTTTATAAGTTTTAAAATTTCCGATTTTAAAAACCTCAAATGCGCTCTACTTGCTGACGGCTGGGATTTAGACGACATCGAAAATACATACACCGAACAGCTCGAGAACTGTCTTAGATATTGCACAATCAGCCGGAACAGTACCGGCAACATGACTAAACTTGCTCAATTCTGTGTTGGTGCATTTCCTGATGGAAAAGCCGGTAATAAAACACAAAATGCAATTATTACATGGCAAAAATCAAACGGCCTAAGTCCTGATGGCATTTTCGGTTATCAATGCTGGAAAAAGGCCATTTCAAAGGGGGCTTAAAGATGCACGATACAGTTATTATTGCGATTTTATCGCTTATAGGCACATTTTTCGGTTCTCTTTCAGGTGTGATAACTTCTGCAAAATTAACAAATTTCCGGCTTAAACAGCTTGAAAACAAGGTTGAGAGACACAACAATTTCGCCGAAAAAATTCCGCTATTGGAATTGAGAATAAAGGAGATTGAGGACAATGGCCGACCTTAAAAAATGGTTTAAATGTGCTATAGTTAGAGCGGCAAAAACTTTTTGCCAAACGCTTGTGGCTTTGATTCCGATGAACCTTGCAATCAATGAAATAAACTGGATATCTTGCGTTCTTGTTGCGCTTACTTCCGCTTGTGTTTCGCTCTTAACTTCTACTTACGGATTGCCCGAATGTAAAGAAAACGAAATTGAAAATAAAGGAGAAAACGACAATGACAATAGAACAAATTATTAAGCTTTCTGATATTGGCTTCACAGCCGAGGAAATAAAACAACTTTCTAACGGCGGCGCAGAACCTGCCGGAGACCCTAAACCCGCAGAACCCGCCGGAGACCCCAAACCCGCAGAACCGACCGCAGAAACGAAAGATTTTTCCGAAACCGTTAACGCTCTTATGAAAGAAATTAGCGGTTTAAAAAAAACGATTCAGGCAACCAACATTCTAAACAGCAACGCAGGGCAGGAAAAGCCCGAAAGCGTTGATACAATTTTGAAATCTTTTATGAAAGGAAATGAAAAAGTAAATGGCAGTAAATGACCTTACCTTTAATCAGGTATCCACTCTTCTAAAAGCAATCACCGACCAAGCAACCGGCACAACCAACATAGCCCCTACAAACACTGGCGAATTTGTCAGCGTAGCACAGACAGCTCTAAAAACCGGTTACGACCCGCTCAACACGGCAATATCTCAGGTATTGAGCAAAACAATTTTCAGCGTTCGCCCCTACTCTGCAAAATTCAAAAATATCAATGTATCAAACCAGCGTTATGGTAATATTACTCGTAAGCTGTCTATTGTTGACAGCGACCCCGAAAACGATGCACGATTCGAACTTGAAGACGCCACCTCGCCCGATATGTTCGCAGTAAAAAAGCCGAATGTTCTACAAACCAATTTTTACGGCGCAAATGTTTTTTCCGACCATGAAACGGTTTATCGTGACCAGCTCGATTGTGCTTTTACTTCTCCTGACGAGTTTCAGCGGTTCATAAATATGCTGTTTACGAATGTAGCCGACCGTATTGAACAGTATAGGGAAAATCTTGCAAGGGCCACTATTGCAAACTTTATCGGCGGCATTTATTCCGAGAATAAAGACGGGCGTATAGTTCATCTTCTTTCTGAGTATAACGCAGCAACCGGTAAACAGCTCACCTCTACCACCATATACGACCCCGTAAACTATGCACCATTCATGGCTTGGGTTTATGCTCGTGTGGGCGAGATTTCCGAACTTATGACCGAGAGAACTAAGCTTTTCCAAACTCAAATTACCGGAAAGGAAATCACCCGCCACACACCCGCCGCAAATCAGAAAGTGTATCTTTCTACTAAACCCATGTTGCAGAACGATGCCATGGCACTTGCTAACACTTTCCATGACAATTATTTGAAGTACACCGATTATGAAGCGGTCAACTTCTGGCAGTCTATCGACGATAGGATGTCGCTAAAGGTTAAGCCGTCCTATTTGACCACCGACGGCACTATTACTACTCCCGCCGAAGCGGCGACAATAAATAATATTTTCGGTATTATTTTTGATGATGAGGCTCTCGGTTATACTCAGGTAAACGAGTGGATGGCACCCACCTATATGAATGTCAGAGGCGGCTATACGAACTACTGGTATCATTTCACGCTCCGTTTCTGGAATGATTTCACCGAAAAAGCCTGTCTGCTTCTTCTTGACTAATTTTTGACATTATCTGACCGCCCAAGGTTTTTGTCCCTCCCCTTGGGCGGTTTTCGATAGGGAAGTGATAAAATGAAAGTAAAACTATATAAGAATTTCAAAAAACGAAAAAACAGCACGCTGCAGCCGTCCGGCGATTTTCTTGAGGTTGATTGCACACTTAAGAACGGAACAAGCATTGTAAACCCGACAATACAACTACAACTTGCTTTTAATTCCGATTACAGTAATTATAATTATTGCCATATTCCCGATTTTGGCAGATTCTATTATATCCGTGACTTAGTATGGAATAATTCGATTGCCGAATTTGTCCTCGTCTCCGATATAATGGCAAGTTTTAAGTCGGATATTGCTGGGTTTACTGGGTTGGCTGTCAGGTCTTCCAATAGTTTTGACGGCACAATACCCGACCCGCTTCTCCCGCCCACCGATGATATTGTAATATATACAACTTCAGCAAGCAGACCGGCCACATATAGTTATGTTATTGTAGGGGCGGGTGCTGATGGTATAACCATTATGCCGTTTTCTTCGCTGGATAGTATCGGAGAGCAACTAAATAGTGTATGGGCACAAATCACTAACCAAGTGTCAGGAATAAACGCCTGTTATCGAACATTGTTGACCGCTAATGATTTTGTTATAGAGAGTATCGACCCTCTTACTAAATATAAGATTGGTTTCGGTGCCGCTACCTTTGAATTACAGGGTGAAAGGCTATCTCTTGTGCCCTCGTCAAAAGTGTTTTTACGTGGGCTAACGTTAGAGAACCATCCGCAAGCGGAAACGTATGGTAAATTTCTTAATGGCCCAAACTATAGAAGCGTGTATTTATATAATTCTGGTATCGGATTTATTCATCTTCCCACAACATCTATAGATGCCGGAAGTATTACTATAGAGGGCACATACTCTCCCGATAACGGAGCAACCGCATTACGGGTTATATGTTTTAGTACGAACCACTGCCTAACACAGATAACGACTAATTTATATTCGGCTGTGCCGTTTTGCGGGTCATCTATCAATATCGCCGGTGTCGCCTCAGGTGTAGCTGGTACAGCCGGCGGTATAGGTGCGGCACTATCAGCAACAACGCCGGCCGGAGCAATATCCGCCGGAATAGGCGCAGGCGTTTCTGCTATTTCCGGCGCCGTATCAGCCTTGCCGGTAGGTTCTGTTCAGGGTGTACTTGGTGGCATATCTTCTTTAGATAATGTTTTTTCACTTGTACATATATTCCGAAAAGTTAAAGATAATGACAATAACAACAGAGGACGCCCGCTTTTGAAAACTCTTACAGCCTCGTCCGGCGGATACATTGAATATGAGCGTGTAAACTTATCAACCAACGCACGAGCAGACGAAAAATCAGAAATTGAGTCTACTATGGAAAGGGGTTTTTATTATGAATAGTTTACCTGTAGGCTATGACTATATATCACAGTACAACGCACAAATACAGCCGTCAACAACCCACACAACCAACAATTATCAGTCTATATTTTATCGGCGGTATCTTATACAAGAGCTTTTCAGCCTGTTTGATTTTAAAATTCCCGAAACATGGGACATAGATTATTTTAGATATTCTCTGTTTTTATGGGGATTCATTGTTATATTTGACTCCGAGGAATACGGTGTTATACCTCAGCAATGCGGAATCACCGACTATGATTTATTTTATCGGCCAAAATTTGCAACGGTGTGCAATCCGAATTTAAGAAAAAACTATTATAATCTCGAACTGAACAAAAACGCCATTCTTGTTAAAGTCTCGCCGGATTATGGCGGTTTATGGGATATAATATCTCATTACGCTGACCTTATGAGTATCAATATTCAGGCTCTCGCCATGAATATGAATAATAGTAAACTTGCGTATGTTTTCGGTGCAGAAAATAAAAACATGGCCGAAAGTTTAAAAAAGATGTTTGATGAGATAATGGCCGGAAATCTTGCGGTATTTGTTGACAAGGCACTATACAATAAAAATACCGGTGATTTGTCGCTACAACTTTTTAACCGTGACTTGCGGAGCACTTATATCGCAAACGAGATTCTTGAAACAATGCGAAAAATTAAGGTTATGTTTTTTAATGATATAGGCGTTCCGAATGCTAACACAGAGAAAAAGGAGCGACTCATTACCGATGAAGTAAACGCTAACAACATTGAAACACAAACAAAATTTTCTTTGTGGCTGGATGAAATTAAAAGAGGTTTTGAAAAGGCTAACAAAATGTTTAATCTCGACTTGTCGGTAAATCCCAGTTTTGAAAGGTGTGAAAGAAATGTTAATAAGTCCCCTGACACTATATAGTTATAATAATCTTGTTTTCGACCGAATGAAGCCATATATACCGACTGGTATTGAGGGCGATGATGTAATAAATAGTATTCTATTAAATACTGCCGAACTGGAGGTTTTATATCCGAATCCCGAATCATTCATGAGCTTTGTCGGTGTTTGGGCGAAAAGCAGGGCGAACGCATGGCAGAGAGTTTATTCCGCTTTGACTGCCCAATATACAGCAATAGAAAACTACGACAGATATGAAGATATTTCCGACACATCTCATGTTAACAGCGCCGATAATACAACGGATACAAGGCGAGGTATTACGACTGTCAACTCTACCGATAGTATTACTTTCAATGAGGGAAACCGAGCAACAACCGAAAGTGTAACGGGTTTTAATTCCAACTCTTTCGCAAACAAAAGCAAAACAGAAACAACCCACGCAACCGATACCACCTCCGGCACAAATGAATCAAAAACTGATGCGTCAAATATAAATAAAATCGGAAGAACCGCCGAAGAAGACAGAACGAACAGCCGTACAAGCCATATTCACGGAAATATCGGTGTAACTACTGCACAAAAAATGATTACCGAGGAACTCGAACTGCGGGCGAATAATGACATAACAAAATTTATTGTAGAAGATTTTAAAAGAAATTTCTGCATACTGGTTTATTGAAAGGAGTTTATAACATGGCCATTTTTGATAATTTTCCCTATACCAATTTCCACGAACTTAATGCCGATTGGATTATCGGTGTAGTAAAAAATGTCGACCAAAGTCAAAAGGATATTGATAGCAAAATTCAAGCGGAAACCGACCGAGCAACGGCAAAAGAGAACGAAATTGATACAAAACTAAATCACTTTACACAGCAACAATTGCAAGAAAATACAGCTATTAACGAAAGAATCGTATCCGAGACCGCAAGGGCGCAAAATGAAGAAGAGAAACTGCTCAAGCGTATAGGTACAGAGCAATCACGAGCCACCGCCGCCGAGACAGCAAACGCCGACGCTATCACCGAGGAAACTAATCAAAGAATTGTTCAGGATAGCGCATTGCAAAAAACAATCGGTGCAAATGGCTCTAAAATAAATATCGTAAACACTCATTTAGACACCTTGTTTTGTGGCCTTGATGTTGTTAACATTGATGTAACCGATGTGGATTATATTAAAATGCAGGCCGGTAAAACTGTAAAACTTAACGTTGCCAGCTTGCCGAGTGTACAAGCCTATATTAAAGCCCCTACCGAGGAAGTAACCGAAATAAAGGAAGCCCGCCTCATTATAGATTTATATAATAGCGGTAAAGACAATGGTGTACGATTCGGAATAGAGGGATTTACCCGTACAAGTGTTAAAGGTGCAAACTATACACAGCCCAATAACACATATGTAATATATAACGCTCGTTATATCCCCGGTGAAGGTTGGGTATTATATAGGATTGACTCCATGTATCATGTTTAATAATAAAAGCCGCTCATAATAGGGCGGCTTTTACTTTTCCATAAACTGTATAATTTTGATATTCGGCTTTTCCTCGTAAAATTCTATAATATAGATTCGGATAATTCCTCATAAATTGTGCAATCCCCTTTTTATCTGTTGTAAAAATGGGAGGTGTGCCGCTTTTTCGTTCGTCAAAATATAAGGCGTTATCTATATCATATAAGGTATAGTCTCCAAAGGTTACAAGCGGCTTTGCATGGGCTATGTTGCGGGGTTTTATTTTTATATTCATATCAAAATTGAAATCGTTTTCAAGAGCCATTTTTTTGAATTCCTCGTTTGCTGTGGCTTTGTACAAGGCTGTTTTATTCTTCTTTTGAGATATTGGACTGTTTAGGTAGTTAATTAAAATTATACCCCTTTCCGGCAATGTAACAAGGCTCTTTTTTTCTCTTACCATTTTTTCGGCTATATCGGTAACATTGAAAGCGGAAAAAACAGGGTTTATGAACTCATTTGAATTTGAGATAAAAATCGCTCTCAAAGGTGGGCGGGGGTTTTTCTCGTCAAATTCTCTGTTACGGTTTATAGTTTCATAAGCATTAAGGATTAAAGACTCTTCCCCTTTTATTGCTCTATCGTTTTTCTCTCCGGTGTATTCATCATATATCAATGTTTCAACATCTTCAAGGCCTGCTCCACGAACATCTGCAAAGGTGGAAAGCGCAGCAATATATCCAAGAGGTTTACCATAAGGTTTCAAAGCGCCGTCTTTTTCTTCTCCGTTATAAATTGCACCGTAATTTTTTGCTATTCTTGCCGGAACATAAGAAGTTAAAGCAATTTTATTTACTGTTTTAATCGGGGAAAGCTCCGGCATCATACACAAATCCGCTTGCTGTTGTTTACGACGCAAATATAAAAATGTTTCTTTTCTGATAAATTCATCTAAAAGTCCCGTTATGGTCTTGCCAACACTTCGCCCGCCCCATGTTAAAACCATCGGGAATTGAGGTAAATGCCATAATTCTGTATTAGGGTATCCGTTCTCATTATATAGTTTCATTTTTATCATCCTTTAATCTTTTATCAATTTGGAATAATATATTCTGTGTAAATTCGGGGTCGTGCATTCCGTTTATACCGTTATCAAACAGTTTTCTTAATTCTTTATGCTTTTTTATTTTTTGATTTATGGCCTTTTTAGATTTAATGTTTTTGACATAATCAATACATAACATTTTTAAACAAGCGTTTTTTATGGGGGCGTACTCATCAAAACATTTGTTTTTAGTTGTTCCATTGTTAAATATTCTTGTTCGGTTTGCTATTGGTTTTTGTTTGCAAAACATTTTCTAACCAGTCCTTTCAATAAAATATCATAATCGGAGGAAATACCAAGCGTATATATGTCTTCCAGTATTGCAACATTATCGGATATATGTATTTGTTCGCCGTTGACTTCTGTATAAAAATCTACATTGTCATTATATACGGACTGTGTGCCGCCGGCTTTTTTGAAAATGAAATCGGTCTTAAAGGCTTCTATTCCTCCGGCCTCTTCCAACTCCTCCGCCGCTTTTGTTTTGACAACCCCTGCGACCGTGACTTTTAATTTTCCTGCAAATTCACATACATATTTCTTTGCGCCCCATGTCCTGAATTTATCGGCGGTTTTCTCTTGCTCGTATACACCTAAATATTGCGGCTTTCCGGCTGGGGTGTAAGCCACGGTTTTATTTTGGATTGCAAGACGAATTTTTTCCGCATTATATGAGGAAAAATCAAGCGGTTTTCTTGTCTTTACGCTGTCAGTATCAGCATAAACGAAATCATATCCCGCTAAATCAATACCGTATTGAAGCTCTCTCCGTGCGTGCGCTGTAGTCCATACTCCCCACGCATATGAAAGCCGGTTAAATTTATTATATCTTTCGATTTCTTCTTTTTCTTCTTCCTCGCTGGTGTATTCTTGAAAAAATTCGCCGTCTTTAAAAATAATGTCCGGATGTATTGGCATGGTTGCGGTCATGCCGTAAATCGAATTTAATTTATTTTTGCTTTTCATATAATATATTTCTTTTCCCTCTACACCGTCTAACTCTGTTTTTAACTTAAAATAATTTGTTACTTCATCAAGCATTGTCTGCGGCAGTTTACCGTATTTAGAAATGTACAGCGTCTCTATGTGTGCGGTATCCCATATATACATATTTTTCACTATATCATAATCAACATCGGTCAAAGCCCAAGCGGCTTTTTTAGCTTTTAGTACCCTACCGTTATCTTTTACTACCGATTCCGAAATAATAGCTTTATCGCTGGTTAGATATGGGACGGGACAATAATAGTCAGCTATTTTAATATCTGTGAATTGCACAATAAATAAACAAGCATAGCCCCTTTGAACATATGTTTCAATGTCCGACAATTCGGAACAATTCGCCTTAATCCATTTGCCCATGGGGAATAAGAAATTTTCTTGTACTTCGGGATAACTACTTTTTCTGTCATAGCTGTACACGGTATCAATTATTTGGCCGGTGAAAAATCTGTTAGCGTGTGTATTTCCGCCCCTAAATGCAAGGCGTAATATCTGATAGACTTCATAATTTGGTAATGTCTTATTTAGTTTATAGAACGGCTCTTTTTCAAGGGCTTTTTTCACATCTCGCCGGACATAGCCGGTTGAAGTTAGCGGAATAGTATATAAATTGTCACCATCGTTTAACATTTCAATGTATAATGTCTCTACCAAGCCGATAACATCATTAAAAATGTATTCTTTTTCATAATCGGTCAAGGGTGTTGAGGGTGTGCGTATTTTAGAATAATCAAAAATTTCACCGTCTTTTTTCTGATGTTTTGCGCCAAATTTATTAAGGAAAACAGATAACGACATATTAGAATGAAGATAGCTACAGCGAAATTCGAAAACGCTATCTATTGTTACTTTTAATACTTTTCTTGATTTTAGGGCGAAAATGTCATCATTATCAATTTTAAATATGCCTTTTAAGAATTGAAATTCAAAAGACAAATTATGTACATACACAACGAGCGAATGACCTTTTTTATCGAGCTTTTCTTTTAATATGACTATAAATTGCTTAAAACTTTCCCATGTTCTACCCATAAGATAATAAATAATATCCTGTTCCACAAAATAAAAAGCCATTTGCCATGTGTACATATATGCCTGTTTTATGTCGGGTAAATTTGTGGTTTCGATGTCGAACGCCGATATAATATTTTTATATGTCTTTTTATTTTTCTTTTTTGCTTTGCTTTGCGGCTCTGTTAAATCAAATAAAAGATATGGAAAAGTTTCAACCGTTGTTTCTATGTATTGGGTCATTTCACTCGCCCTTTGTTTTTCTTAATGTATATACACCGTCAATTTTTCTAAAGTCTTTTTTAAAATGTTCCGGCAATTCTGCAAAGGTTATTGTACCCTTGTTTAGCTGATATTCACGGAAATATCTTTCAAGAGCAAAAGGCCTTGTCTGTGATTCAGGGTCGGCTTTGTCCCATACTCGATACCATTGCGCTCTTTCCTGCTCTGTGGACTGTTCTTGAAATTGAAAAAAATCGTCTATATTATCCTTGTTTACAAAATCCCAGCCGGCTTTATTGAGACCCTCAACCGTTGCCTCAATATGCGCCCTCCGACCGGTTACAGTAGAGCGGCGTATATCCGAAAGGAAACCTACATATTTATTTATTGACATGACCGCTTCGTCCGGTGTTTCAATTTGTGTCCAAGTCTTCATCATTCTAAATTTTTCTACTTCTTCTTTTGTGACAAAGCCCGCCTTATATAATCCCCTGAGCCGGTCAAGTGTTAATTTCCTCAAATTGTTATGTACATCTTTTATTGTTTTTTCGGACAGTCTCGCAAGTTTTGCGGGTGTGTAGTCCTGAATGTCAAATGTTCTTATCTTGCCTTGTGCAAGCTGTTCGGATAGGACTTGACGGTTTGATTTTATAATCATTTGGTTTCACCTCC